AAAATCTAAGAGAAATCATGTGGCTATTAGATACAAATTGTATTGAAATAATAGTCAACTCATGTTTTAATTGAATGTGTCCACATCAAGATTAAGGTTAGTGCAATGATAATGACACTTCATTAATAATAAATTGTCCGCCCGTTTCATGTGAAGGATCTTCCCATTTTGGCTCAATTCCATTGCGCATGATAGTAGTACGACCATATTTTGGAAAATGATGAGAATTAAGTAAACACCACATACCAGCTATTGTATGAAAATAACACAATGGCAGGACATCATAACCATGTTTAATTTTGGTTTGTTTCCATAGTACCCACGGAGTCTCAAACTCATGTTGCAAAGCTTCAATAGCTTCTGGACTGGGTGCCACTATTTTTTCCATTTCGAGAAGGGATGATTTGACCACGTTCGAATATTTGGTACTCATGATGATTTATTCTTGAAGTATATGAGTATGCACGTACGTATAGAATTTATGGGATGATATTGAATGATATTTGAAGGTTATTTCGGTTTCTAAATACTTGAGTAATCAATTTTTTTTTATTAAGTCACTATAGAATAAATGGACGATTCCAAACCTTTTGTCATACTGATTATTATTATTGTTGTCATATTTATTATATTATTTTACAGTGCCAGACACAGCATCCAAACAATTAGTGGTTTCTATCCTTATTGGGGAGGCAAAATTTATAGTCCCAGATACAACAGGGCCAATTTCTTTGGCTCAGGATATGCCTATATAGGACCAGCCATTACCAATCCACCCTTGTATAATGCGGGCAGAAACGCAGCCTTTTCTAATGGCGGAACATATCAATGGGGTAATCGCAGTTATTAAAAAAAATTTGATAAAACAAAACAATATATAGAAATTTTGATTATTTTTATCAAGTACCATGGTAACTTTTAATGAGAAGCAAAAATTGGCTATCGACCTAATTAAAGATTTTTTGTCACAACAGAGAAAAAATTTATTTTATTTATTGGGATATGCTGGTACCGGCAAAACATTTTTAATATCACATATCATTCGAGATTTGTTATTATCTTCGGATATCAATAATATTTACATTTGTGCGCCGACTCACAAAGCATTGAATGTTATTGAATCATATTTAAAATCTGATATTGGTATGGAGCAACAGTTGGTTGCGATGGAAAAAATAAGTTATATGACTATTCACAAACTATTGGAATTCAAACCTGTTATCATGGCAGAAGATGGTTCTAAAGTTTTCAAACCAAAACAGGAATCCAAGTTTCTCAAAAAAATTGAGAATCGATTAGTGATTCTGGATGAATGTTCCATGATTTCCAAAGATATGGTATCCGAACTAAAAAAGTATGTTGATTTATATCCAATTAAAATTATTTTCATGGGAGACAACAAACAATTGCCTCCCGTGGAAGAATCTGAAAGTTTAATTTTCAGTGAAATACCCAAGTCTTATCGATATCATATTGTTTTAGATGAAATTATGCGAACCAATTCGTCTGACATTAAGGAAGTTTGTACCGTGATACGTAACTGGAATTTACACAATAATTTGAGTGAACAATTATTACCCATTCATAATAGGAAGAGTAGTTTCAAGATTTATAAGAAAAAACCTGACCACTTAAAATCATCTTGGTTCAAAAATTTTATTCACAAACTGAGTTCGGGCAAAATTGCCATTATTTTGACCTGGAGAAATAGCATAGCAGACTATTATAATACTATTATTCGCCAATATTTACACTCGACAGGTAATCTGGATAATTATGTATGTGGGGATTATGCCATGTTCAATAATTATTATATGTCAGTGGATGCGAATCCGGATGCAGTCAAAACCAATTTTTATACATCGGACATGATAAAAATAGTGGAAATTTCTACGGAAAAGACGATGTTATTCAACTGGTTGGAACTTATTATAGACAAACCAACGAGTTTGATGGAGAAAGCTTTTAATAATATTGTCAAGAAAATTGCCAAAATTAAAAATAATTTTATGGTCGACACTTTGCGTGTGGAAAAAATATACAGTGATGTTGACAAAGTTATTTCCCAAAACATTTATACTATCAAAACAATTCATCGGAATGAATTAACTAAGTATCAGGAAATGAAGAACAAAATTCAGGAACTGATTAAGTTCTTTTTCAACAAATATAAATCCGAAAAGAAAACTTCCGATTTATGGACTGCTTTTCACAAAAAATTAATTGACCCATATGCGGAAATCAATTTTGGATATAGTATAACCACCTATAAATCACAAGGTTCCACTTTTATGGCCGTTTTTGTGGACGTACCAGATCTGAATACCATTAGAAATTTGGACGAGTTTCAAAAAGCCTTATATACATCCGCTGGACGAGCCTCGGATGAATTATGTTTGCTGGTCAACTAAGTCTAATATAAAATATATTAGAATATATTCTAGGCAAAGTTCATATTTCCCGCTAAAAAAATTGAAATTTTAATTGGTTAAGGAATTCATTAATTTTTTAACCAGTTAGATTTGATTCGCCAAATAAATTGATCCGATCGAAGACCCATCCCTTGAACACCATGGAACACTCTGTTTTCCAATCAGAATTTGGTCCGAATTTTTTGCGCTTACTTATTGACCTCAATAAAAAACGAGTACCGCCACGTTCACATGGTAACATTTCGAATGTTTGTTGTTATGCCAGTGCTATTTACACTAACGAATGTTGCCAAAAAGGTGAAAAATATGTGGAACATCGTTATTCGTTTCTCCAAATGATCATTATTGTCTCACACTGTTATGATCTTAGAGATCCGATTTCTGATCCTTCAGATAAATTGTTAACTTCAGTACGAACATTTTTGTTGAGATGGTATCATCCCGAATTTGTGGCTATAATTATGAACATCATAGATAGAATATGCTTCGCTGAAGGACGAATGATCAGCGAAGAAAAACCAACAGATTGGACATATGTTCTAGGCGATATTGGCACTCTAGTTTTGAGCATTGTAAGTGATGCTATTGCAATAACAAATATCATAAATTATTTGCACCGTCTTGGATCGCATTTAAGGGTGCATCGCCGAGAGCATCCCAGAGTGCATTCGGGAGTAATTTCACAAAAATTACTCGAAGAAGGAAAAAAATTGACTCGTCTCCTCCCCAATAAATTTATTGTAACTCCACATGGTCGGAAACTGACCGAACCTCTTCATGAGAAATTGGTACAACTGGTCAAAGAGTTACAACCAGATTATGCATCACAACGACACTAATTTTATTATTTATTATGGCAGACCATTATTTTGTGCTTTATTGTTTTGATAAATAACTATTTAACCCAAAACAATAAAAAAATTGAAAAAACAAATGTTTGATAAGACCATTATATCATCATCAAAATACTTCATATTAACTCTAAACAAATTATCTCAATCTCAAAAAACATGGATGCTAAAACTTTAATTGATCAATGTTATACCGATCCTGAATTCTCGACTTTTCTTTCCGATTTGATAGCCTTTGTGGAGAAAAGTTGTGATGGCCGCGACCCATCTCATGGTAGTGAACATTCTGAAAGTGTTGGTACCCAATCACTCATCATTTATGGTACCGATGGAGGATATCCATGTGACATGGATTTTGTCAAGATGCTTGTGACCGTGGCCTATTTACATGATATCAACGATGCCAAATATGATAAGGAAAATCTCATGGAAAGTTCCATGCGAGCTTTCTTGGCTTCCCATTTCAAGGAAATCGACATTGATACTATCATGAAAATTATTGCACGCATTTCCTACTCTAAGGAAAATAATTGCCGCAAAGAAGACAAACCCTTGGACTGGAATCAAGTCCTGGATCCCCGAGCCCTGCAAATTCGTGATATCGTCAGTGATGCTGACAAATTAGAAGCCATTGGTAAAATTGGACTAAAGAGATGCCGCCAATATACTCAGGCTAGGAATCGTGATATTGATGAAGCCACTTTAAATTTTGAAGTGATAAAACACTTTGAAGAAAAACTGGGTCGTCTCCTTCCCGAAGGATTTATCAGAACTCCTGTTGGCAGAAAAATGGCCGAACCACTCCACCAAGAAATGCTCGACATGATCGAGAAGATGAGAACATGAGATCATAAGATGGCGACACTGTTTGTGATTTGTGATTTTGTCAAATAATTATTTTACAAAATCACAAAATTTTGATGCATTGTAATGCCCATACAAAAAATTGAATTTAAATTGGCATGGCATTATTGATAGTTAATTGAATCATAACGAGAGAAAAATGGAATTACTATCGTATCCAATTGAAATTATAATCAACATCTCAAAATTTTTAAGTGACAAAGATAAATTATCATTGACATCAACTTGTTTTTATTTATATGATTTGCGTCGGTACTTGGTGTTCAACAGGGGAATCACATTGGAAACATATTATTTGTTGCATGATAAAACAAATTATGCTGATTCCTTTAGACATATATTTGTGTGTAAATTTGATGGTGCCACCAAAATTCCTCCCAAAATCACACATCTAGATTTTATAAAGAATGTTGATGCCGACATTCGGGGAGCCATTCCATCTTCCGTAACACATCTAAGATTTGGTTACAAATTTAACCAGGATATACGAGGAGTCATTCCATCTTCCGTAACACATTTGATTTTTGATGATGATTTTAACCAAGATATTCGGGGTGCTATTCCACCCTCTGTGACACATTTAACTTTTGCGTGTAAATTTAACCAAGATATTCGGGGTGCCATTCCAGCTTCCGTAACACATTTAATTTTAAATGGTGATTTTGACAAAGATATTCGAGGAGCCATCCCACCTTCCGTAACACATCTAATTCTTGGTAATAAATTTAACCAAGACATTCAAGAAGCTCTTCCATTTTCCGTGACGCATCTAAGGTTTGGTTGTAATTTTAACCAAGACATTCGGGGAGCCATTCCAGTCTCTGTGACACATCTGACATTTGGTTATATGTTTAATCAAAACATTCAAGAAGCCATCCCACCTTCCGTGACACATTTGGAATTTGGTCATAAATTTAACCGGGATATACGGGGAGCCATTCCACCTTCCGTGACGCATCTGAAATTTGGTTATAATTTTAACCAAGACATTCGAGGAGCCATTCCATCTTCCGTAACACATCTAACTCTTGGTAATAAATTTAACAAATACGTTCGAGGAGCCATTCCACCATCTGTTACTCATTTAACTCTCAATGGCTATAACAAAAAAGAAATTGGAGTTACTATTCCATCATCTGTGACACACTTAATTCTCGAATATTTTAGTGACACGGATATCACAAATGTCATTCCGTCATCTGTGACACATTTAACTTTATATAATTGTCATAACCTAGACATTCATGATAAGATCCCATATTCTGTTATGCATTTAACTTTCTACGGTGACTTCGAAAATATTAAAGGAAACATACCAGTGTCTGTTAAATATTTGAGTTTCGAAATGGGATTTAACCAAAATATTCATGGAATAATTCCCTCTTCTGTTACGAATTTATATCTTCATAAATTTTATGACGAAGATATTACAAATGCTATTCCAAATACTGTGACTCATTTGACATTGCCCAAAAGATACGAGTCGGTGCTGCCACCCCATGTGGGTCGTTGTGTTAGGTTTTTATGAGAATTCAATCAAGTTCAATTAATTATTAGTTGGAACAAAATTGTTTTACTTTGGTTTCCAAAATTTTGTTCAGATCTCGGAAAATATTTTCGAGATATTGGAATTCCAGTTTGGCAAAAAAGTCGAAAATGAATTGGTTATTTAGTTTTTCATGCCAAATGGTAGTTTTGTCTTTGTTAATTCGACACAATCTTGAGATGTGACCATAAACAATTCGTTTGGTTATTATAGTGATGGATGCTTTGTAGTGATTCACTTTGAGTAGTGAATCAATTTCCACACGTGGATTGTTTGTGACCAAATCCTTTGCCACCATGTTATAAATGTCTATCATTTTGATAATTTGTCCTTGTTTTCTGGTGAAATAATTATTGACCACATCCACTTCCTCTTTGCATTTGGTTCGCAAAAAAGTGATACCATTATTCTCTAAATAGACAAATTCCGTGAACTCATTCAGTACATATTTATAAAGACGAATGATATTCTTTTTTTCCAAGTCGGTTTGGGCTTGTTGGGTGGCCACATTAATAATTTTGTAGTAAAAATATTTTAGGAAAATGACATCATATTGGGCATACAAGACTTGGGATTTGGGCATTTTGTGAATGTACCATTCAATGTCATGTGGTGCAGGTAAATCATTAAGGACCTCTGATAATTTTTTTTGTTGCTCTTCTGACACCAAACCAAAGTAATAAACGGCCGACCTAGATGGTTCCTCGTCATAAATGGCACAACGACTATCCGTGGCATCGGGCAAATTAAGTTTGTAATACTCGCATAAAAATCTGGTATCTATTAGTGCTTGGGTAAATTTAATAATTTTATCCGGATCATCTGCCAACATACCTTTATAAACATATGGTATGTCGAGTGAATCTGATCCGTGTAAAATTTTTTTGATACAACGATTACACATAATCATTTGAATGAAATTTTCCATCATGGCCGGTTCTAATTCATCTGGACTGACAATCATGATGATACTTTTGTCCACCACACTATGTTCGAAATTTAGTTGGGCTAGTTGAATTTTTTTCTTAGTATATTCAAAGTCAACTCCCACATAAAAATATTTATTAAATAATGATTCCAAAGCATAAACCAAAAAATAAGCATGGAAGTAAATATTTTGTTCGATCTTTTCACTTAAATTTATGTAGTAACAAACATTTTCACCATTATTAAAAATATTCATTTCTTCTTTGCCACTTAAACTAAAATAATAGTTTCCTTCGGTGGTCGCCAAGTCATAAATAATATGATGCAATCCTAACACAATAAAACTACACTTACGCAACGGATCCGCTTCTGCATTAATTTGTTTAACAATCAGATCGTACTTTGTTTTGTAATCCAAAGAAATTACTTTGCGCTCATGGAGATTTTTAATAACATGGAATGAGTTACGGGCAATTTCATTTTTGTTATTCATATATTCTGCAATACGTGTCCATTTTTCCTTGGGTTCTAAATTGGTTGTGTACAATTCATGTACATATTGATAAAATATATCTAATTCGGTGACAATATTATCAATTGTTGACATATGTTATATAATAAGATAAGATTTATTGAACGATCTTGCGATTGATATTGGCAAACGCTATTACTAATATCAATCTCATTAATTCACATCTGCATATATTTTAATACATTTTAATTCACGCCTAAAATAATTCTTTTTGATGATAACTCTTGATTCGTTGCAATATGCGCGTGATCTGTAAACGTTTGTGAAAATCCTTTTCGTCCAGTTTCATTAATTCATCATAGCTAAACCACTTGCATTCTCTCAAATATCGAGTTTCGTATGGAATATGCATATCCTCTGCCACTGGTAGATCGGATTCTGGAATATAATTCACTTTAACAAAATAACTAATATAAGTTTCCTTCGAACTAATATACAATGGAATAACATACTTCGTAATTTTATCGGTATAAAACTGTTGTGATACCGGAATAATTTTTTTTAGAATAGTAATTGTTTCATCATTATACTCCGTACCATTATTATTTTTCAATAATTGATAAAAACGTCGAGATTCTTCGTTGTTTTGACAAGCCAAATAAAATAAACAACTAGTTTCTTCACTAAATTCCCTGGCAGCAACTTCTGCTGTTGTTTCTTCGGAGGAAATTTTCTTCCCGCCAAAATCATTCCAACCACTATCTTTTTTTCGTAACGGATGTATTGTTTTTTGAAATAAAAATAATAATTGGCCATTGACGATAGCATAGGGAATAACTCCTGCTGATTTACAATTGCTCACAGCATCATAAGGTTTATAATCAATGTTATAAATACCACTAATTTTTTCCATTTGTGATTTCTTTTTGCCAGGTCTATGATTATTAGAACGAGTTAAACGTGATTGACCGAAATAATCTTGTGCTTTGTTAAATGGTCGATCCAAATGACCAAAACCGTTCCAACTTTTGCTAATCAAACTGCCAGAATTGTTTGGTTCCCTTTTAATGATAATGCCTGAAACCTTTGAATGATTTTTTGAATGATCTTTTGAATGATGTAAAGGTAGTCCGGAGTTATTACTATTTCTAGGAAAGGAAGCCATAAATTAATAATGCATGATATTAATAGTAAACTTTATGTTTAAATGAGTATAAATTTATTGTAGAAATCGTTATAACATCACAATATTATAAAGATATAATATCATACTTAATTATTTTCTGAATTATGAGCAACCATTATATAACTAATTCTGCGTCCAATCTGAAAATAATGATTACTGGGCCGGGTGATATAAATTTTTTTACCCAAATCCTACAAAATTATTTGTTGGCCAATGTCAAAATCTATCAAAATTTTTCCTTAGATATTATCACCAATGTATCCGGACCAATTAATTATGCTGATTATAATTTCATTTTTTATTTGACTCTGTTTGACAAAATGGTTGATGCTGAGGCAGAAACCATTGACCAAATTAAAATCTTGTGTAAAAACTTAGTTGATCCCAGAAATCATTTATTTGTGGTCGTTGATGGTTGTGATCGTTTGGAAATAGACAGTGATGGAGATTTAGTTTTTGTTGATGATGAACAAAATGAGAAATTTGTTCAATTTGATGAAATGCTTGATAAAATAATGCCATCCAAATTATTTCATTGTATCAAAATTTCCTTGGCACTGGCAGAAATTTGGAACATAATCATTAACGATAGTGCCATCGTTAATTTGACAAATGATCAAATTAATTTATTGGCCAGTACATTTATCAAAAAGTCTTCCAAAATGTCCGTGGACCAGCAAAAGAAAGAAATTAAATTGCTTCTAAAAAAAATTAAGAAAGCAGACAAACTAGCTGAAACTGGATTCACTGATTTATCCGAA